TAAAGATAATTCAGAGATAGTTATTAATGAATCTAATCTTGAACATTTTTTAAGTTTAGGCTATAAGGAACAAAAACAAGAACAACAATCAAAAAGTAAAAAGGACAAAAAATGGCAACACATCACGGAAAAGAAGGAGTTGTAACAGTTGGTGGAACTGGTGTTGGGGAACTAACAGGGTTTACACTAGAAACAACTGGAGATGTAGTAGAGGACACAGCTTTAACAGATGCAACTAAATCTTTTGTTGCTGGTAGAACTTCATTCTCTGGTACTTTAGAAATGCACTTTGACGAAACTGATACACCACAAACAAATTTAACTGCTGGTTCTTCACTCGCTTTTATTTTATTACCAGAGGGTAATTCAAGTGGCGACAGAAGTTTTACTGGAACAGGAATTGTAACTGGTATGTCTGTAAATAACTCAATGGATGCAATTATCTCTAGAACTGTTACTTTTCAAGGAACTGGTGCATTAACAATAGGAACTGTATAATCCTAATTTATGAAATTTATTGACAGAGCAAAATCTCATTTTGAGTCTCTTGGTGTTCAACATATAGAAGTTGAAGAATGGAAAGATGAAGCTGGTAATCCAAGTGTAATATATTGGAGTCCAATTACTTTATCTGAAAAAAATAAACTATTTAGAAAATCTGATAATCTTAATGATGTCAGTATTCTTGCTGATATTCTAGTTATGAAATCACTAGATAAAGATGGTAATAAATTATTTACATTAGAAGATAAACTTGGTTTGATGCACAAAGTTGATTCTGATGTACTCTCTAGGATAGCGACTGCTATGGTACAAGCTATCAATCCTGAACAGGTAAAAAAAAACTAAAATCTGAGCCTGAATTTAAGAATTGTTTTATTGTAGCTGATAGATTAAAAATACCTTTAAGAGAAGTTTTACAAATGGAAGAATGGGAGTATAACCATTGGATAGGCTATCTTTTATTAGAAAACGAAGAACACGAACAAGCTATGAATAAAGCAAGGCACAGATAAATGGCACAAAATTTAGTATTAAATATATTAGCAAAAGACAAAACCAAACAAGCTTTTAATGGTATTAGGGCTGGTTTAACAAATTTAAGAAGTTCAATATTTTCTATTCAAACTGCACTACTTAGTATTGGTGGTGGTCTTGTTGTAAGGTCATTTATTAATGTAGGTAGAGAAGTTGAAGAACTAGGTATTAGATTTAATTTTTTATTTGGTAATGTTCAAGAGGGTTCAAAAGCTTTTAAAGGATTAACAGACTTTGCATCTAAAGTTCCTTTTTCATTAGAAGAAATAGCTGGTGCATCAGGAAACCTAGCTGTTGTATCAAAAGATGCAGATGATTTACAAAAAATATTAAAAATTACAGGTAATGTTGCATCGGTCACAGGATTAGATTTTAGAACAACAGCAGAACAAATACAAAGGTCATTTGCTGGTGGTATAGCTTCAGCAGACATTTTTAGAGAAAGAGGTGTAAGAGCATTATTAGGTTTTAAAGCTGGAGCAACTGTATCAGTAGAAGATACAATAGAAGCATTTGAAAAAGCATTTGGAGAAGATGGTAGATTTTCAAAAGCGACAGAAGTTTTATCAACTACACTTACAGGTACTTTATCAATGTTAGGAGATAAACTTTTTAAATTTAGACGAGAGACTAATGAAGCTGGTTTTTTTGATTTTGTAAAACAAGGTTTAGTAGATATTAATAAAATTATAGATAACAATGGAGATTTGTTAAAGAAGTTAGCAATACAAACATCTGACTTTATGATTAATTTTACTAAATCTGTTCTTATAGGTGGAGCAGTTTTAATGGACACTTTAAGACCTGTATTTAAAATGATTGGTTCTGCTATTGGTGGAATTATAGAATCAGTTAAAGCTTTACCATCAGGCATTAGAGAATTTGGTATTATTGGTTTCCTTATGTTAGGTGGAAAAGGTAAATTGCTTGTAGTTGCAATAATGTCCACAATAGACATTATAAGGTCTGCTCTTGGAGATTTAAGTAATGCTATGGGTACTATGATTGAGGGCATGGCAAAAGGATTAAGGTTTTTAAAATTAATATCAGAAGATACATTAAAAGCTAATTTAAAAACAGTTGAAGAATTTAGAAAAGCTGGAGAAAGATTAAAAATACCTTTAAAAGAAATAAATCAAGAGTCTAAAGAAACATCAGAAAATTTTGGAAAAGCAGAAGCTACTATTAGAAAGTTTTTAAAAAGTTTAGAACAAAATGCTGAAATTTCTAAAAAACAATTTAACGAAATGATGAACGCACTTGATAGTGCAGATAAATCAGCAGAAGAATTTGGATTAAGTTTAGCCAAAATTAAAGACAATGTTTTAGAAGCATTTAAAAAAGATTTTGAAAATTTAAACAATACAATTACAAAGATGGCAACAAGTGGATTAAAAGCATTTTCAAGAGGATTAGCAGAAGCTTTAGTTCTTGGTAAAGATTTAAACATGACATTTAAAGAAATAGCACAAAAATTATTAGTAGATATTGTAGCATTTACAATTCAAATTGTTATTCAAGAAACAATTAGAAATGCACTTAAAAAAGAACAAGTTAAAGATGAGGGTCTAATAGTTGCTTCATTAAAAAGTCAAACATCAGAATTAAAAAAACAAATGGCTTTAAGGGCAGTTGGCTCTTTCTTTGGTATGCCTATGATGGCAAATGGTGGAGCAGTATCAAAAGGTAAGCCTGTTGTGGTCGGAGAACAAGGTGCAGAATTATTTATACCAAACTCATCAGGTCAAATAACACAATCAGCTAGAGGTACAGGTGGTGGTGCAGTTAATGTGAACTTTACAATTAACACAATAGATTCAAGAGGGTTTAATGATGCTTTACAACAAAACAGAGGTACTATAACAGCAATAATAAACAATGCTTTATCAGAAAAAGGAAGAAGTGAGTTAGTATAATGAGTGGTGCATTTCCAATATCAACATCTAAATTTCAAACACTTGGTATCAAGTCTAATCAAAATACAATTATTTCAAAATCTTTATCAGGAAAAAAATTAACAAGACAAATAGATAATCAAAAATTTAGTTTTACTGCTAGTATTATTACAGCTAAAAGGTCAGATGTTTATGGAGAACTTATGGCTTTTATTATGAAACAAAGGTCTAGCAAAGAAAACTTTACGATAATCCCACCTGAACTAGAAGATGCTAGAGGTAATGTAAGTGGTACTGTTCTTGTTAATGGTGTTCACGCAGTTGGAGATACAACAATAGATATTGATGCTATGACCGGAACTTTAAAAGCTGGAGACTTTGTTAAATTTGCATCACATAATAAAGTTTATATGGTAGTTGCAGATGCAACAGCCGATGGGTCAAATGAAGCAACAATTACAATAGAACCACCTCTTATAACTGCTTTAGCAGACGACTCTGTTGTGACTTATGACAATGTGCCTTTTACTGTTCATTTAACAAACGATATTCAAGAGTTTGGTGCAGTTAGTTCAGATAAAGATGGAAATTTATTATACCAATTTGAGTTAGATGTTGAAGAAACTCTTTAATGAAAAAATACAAAATTACACATCTAATAAGTGCTGACTTTGAAGCAACTGCTATTGTTAATGAAGATGAAATAGATACTAATTTAAACGATTTAAAGGAGTATAAAAAACCTGATAGTAAATTTAATTTTACCATGATAAAAGGTACAGAAAGCATAACTAGAACATATTACGAGGAACATGGCACGAACACTAACGACAGCACTAAAAAACGAATTATTAACAAATGATATTAGACCTGTTCATCTTATAGAAATAGGATTTTCAACACCTGTATATCTTACTGATTGTGGTTTTCCTCTAACATCATCAATATCAGGAACTAGCAGAACATACTCAGCATCATCTTTTCTTGTAGGAGCATCTTCATTTGAAGAACAAGTAGATATTACAAAAACAACTTTAAATTTATTTTTATCAGGTGCAGACCAAACATTTATATCAACTTGTTTAAATGAAAATATAGTTAATGATACTGTTGAAATATATAGAGGATTGTTAAGTTCAAGCAATTCAATAATAGCTGACCCAATATTATTATATTCAGGAAATATTGATACATTTGAAATATCTGAATCAACCACAGAATCGAATGTTAAATTACTTGTAGTTTCACATTGGGCTGATTTTGATAAAAAAAATGGCAGAAAAACAAATAATGCTTCACAGCAAAGATTTTTTAGTACAGATGTTGGAATGGATTTTTCAAGTCAAACAGTATTAGATATAAAATGGGGAAAAGAATGATTAACGATATTGTTAGTTTTTACAAATCATTTAATAGATATAATTGTTTTAGTAATGAAACAATATTTGAAGAAAATAAAAATTGTTTTAAATACAATCATTACAAAGTATTTCAAGATAAAAAAGGTATTTATGGTTTTGTAAATTGGACTTTTCTTGATTTAGAAAACTTAAATTATTTTTTAAAAACAGGCATAGTTCAAAAACATAACTCAGGGAATATATTTGTTCATCTTGATTTTTTAGCAAAAAAAAATATTAAACACATTTACAAATGGTCTTTAAAAAATATAACTAAATATATTGGTGTTAATAAACAAACACAATGGTTAAGATTAAATAAAGATAATGGTGTTAGAAACATTGTAAGAAAAACAGTAAAGGAATCTTGGAATGGGTAGAGTATTTAAAAAAGCAAAGCAAATTTTTAATCCTGTCACTACTATTATTTCTAATTTATTTCAAGGTGGTTTTAATCCTTATGTTGCTTTAGGAGTATTTGCTATTGGTTGGTTATTTTCAAGGTCAATGAAACCTGATGTACCTGACTTTGGTACAAATGATTTTGAAGAAACTGAAAGAGGAATACTACTTAATAAACAATCAAATAATGCTTGTGTTCCTGTTATTTATGGAGAAAGATTAGTTGGTGGAACAAGAGTGTTTTTAGAAACTTCAGGAACAGATAACACTTATTTATATGTCGCTTTGGTACTTTCAGAGGGAGAGGTAAATTCAATAGAAGAAATCAAAGTTGATGACAAAGTAGTCACATTTGATGGAGCATTAACACATGGCACAGTAAGAGAAGTAGCAAATAGTGATAGTAATTTTTACAAAGACTCTACAAGCCATATTCAGATACAAGCTTTTATGGGAACAGATGACCAAGTAGCATCAAGTGTTTTAACACCTTTATCATCATGGGGAAGCAATCATAGATTAAGAGGTATTTGTTATCTTGCTTTAAGGTTTAAATGGAATCAAGATGTCTTTGGTGGTATTCCACAAGTTCAAGCTAAAGTAAAAGGTAAAAAAGTAATTACACTAGCATCTAACTTATCAGAGCAAACTGCATCTTTTTCTACAAATCCAGCTTTTTGTTTATTAGATTATTTAAGAAATGAAAGATATGGAAAAGGAATTGCAACAGCAGATTTAGATTTACAAAGTTTTTATGATGCTTCACAAGTTTGCGTCACACAAGTCACACCATATTCAGGTGCTAGTGATATAAATATATTTGATTGTAATGCTGTTATAGATACATCAAAAAAAGTTTTAGATAATGTAAGAGAAATAGTAAAAGGTATGAGAGGTTATCTTCCTTATGTTCAAGGTAAATATAAATTAGTTATTGAGACAACAGGCACAGCTTCAGTATCACTTACAGAAGATGATATTATAGGTGGATATTCTTTAGCTTCTCCTACAAAAAATTCTAAATATAATAGAGTAATTGTTTCATATATAAATCCTGATAGAAATTACCAAGTAGATGAAGTTCAATATCCAGCAATAGATGATAGTGGATATGCTACTGCTGATAAACACGCAACTATGAAAACAGCAGATGGTGGGTTTTTACTAGAGGGTAGATTTGATTTTAGAACTATTAGCTCAACTTATCAAGCTGAGGAAATGGCTGAAATTATACTTAGACGAAGCAGAGAATCTTTAGGTCTTAGTATTAACTGTGGATTTAAAGCTTATGAATTGCACATAGGAGATATTGTAAATGTCACTTTATCTAGTTTAGGATTTTCGAGTAAAGCTTTTAGAGTGCTTTCAATGACATTTAATGAGGATTATACTATCAATCTTAACTTAGTAGAGTATCAAGCATCACATTATACTTGGGCAACAAAATCACAAGTAAGTTCAACACCATCAACAAATTTACCAAATCCATTTACAGTTCAACCACCAGCAAGTGTGACTTTATCAGACCAACTTATTGAATATAATGATGGAACTGTAATTGTAGCTTTAGATGTAAGTATTGGTGCTTCTCCTGATTCATTTATAGATTTTTACCAAGTAGAGTATAAATTAAGTTCTGATTCTAATTTTATTATATATGCACAAGGCTCAGGTCTTAATCACAGAGTTTTAAATGTAATAGACCAAGAAACTTATGATGTAAGAGTAAAAGCAGTAAATACTTTAGGAGTGTCATCATCTTATGTTTCAGCACAAAGAAAAATTGTAGGAGCTATTGCACCACCATCAGATGTTCAAGATTTATCTTGTAATATTACAGGTCAAGATGCACATTTATCTTGGACAGCCATAAATGATTTAGATTTAGCATTTTATCAAATAAGATTTTCTAATAAAACAGATGGAACAGGAGAGTGGTTAAACTCTGTAAATTTAGTCACTAAAGTATCAAGACCAGCAACATCGGTCACAGTACCAGCAAGGGCTGGAACTTATCTTATCAAAGCAGTAGATAAACTTGGAAATTTTAGTTCTAATGCAACAGCTATTGTATCAAATGTGACAAGTGCAGAAAATTTTAATGCTATTACAAGTGTAAGTGAACATCCTACATTTGGTGGAACTAAGACAAATGTTTCAATATCTGACGATTCACTTATACTAAATTCTAGTGAATTGTTTGACTCTGCTTCAGGTTTATTTGATGCAAACACCACAAGATTTTTTGACTCAGGTGTAGCAAATGCAGACTTTTTAGCTTCAGGTAATTACGAGTTTGAAAATGTTATAGATATTGGTGCAAAACATACAGTAAGAGTCACAGCTTCATTAACACAATCTGCTAGAAATCCTGATGATTTATTTGATAATAAAACAGGTAATTTTGATGATGCAAAATCTAATTTTGATGGAGATACACCAGCTAATTGTGATGCACATTTAGAGATTGCAACTAGCGATGACAATTCAACATTTACATCTTTTCAAAATTTTGTTATTGGAAATTATACAGCAAGATATTTAAAATTTAGAATTGTAATGACTTCAACAGATTTAGCTTCAACACCTGTAATTTCAGAAGTCACAATAACAGTTGATATGCCTGACAGAATATTTAGTGGTAATGATATTGCTTCAGGTACTTCTACAAAAACTGTTTTATTTACAACACCATTTAAGACCACAGCTTATGCAGTTGGAATTACAGGAGAAAATATGGCAACAGGAGATTTCTTTACAGTTTCCAACAAAACTGTTAATAGTTTTGATGTTTTATTCAAAAATTCAAGTGGCACAAATGTTTCAAGAAATTTTGATTTTATTGCAAAAGGATTTTAAAAGGAGTATAAAACGATATGGCTCAACATGACATGAATATTGCGAATCAGAGTTTTCCTGATTTTAGAACAGATTTAAACAACTCGCTTTCAGCGATTAATTCAATGCACTCAGGCACATCAAGACCAAGTGGTGCTGTTGCTGGAACTCTCTGGTTGGACACGACCAATTCAGGTTCAAACAGTTTAGAAATTAAATTTTTTGATGGTTCAGATGATATTTCATTTGCAACAGTAGATACATCTGCAAATACTATTAATTTTATTGATAGTGCAGTTGCATCAGATTTAGTTAATGATACTTCTCCACAATTAGGTGGTAGTTTAGATATAAATGGAAATGATATAGTTTCAACATCAAATGCAGATATTGATATTATTCCAAATGGTACAGGAGATGTAAATTTAGGTGCTGATACAGTACAAATTGGAGATAACAATGCAAACGCAACTCTTACAACACAAGGAACAGGCGACTTAATTTTAAATACTAACAATGGCACTAATGCTGGAAACATAACTTTAGAAGATGGTGCAAATGGTCATATCCAATTTACAACAAATGGTACAGGAACAATTAAATTTAACGATTTAGCTTATATACCTCAACAAGCATTAACATCATC